TCATCGCTGAGTCCTCCCAATCACGTAACCTGTCGCGCCGAAGATCGCTCCCCATTTGGCAATGCGTTTCGCGCGTTGCCACACACTACCGCCCTTCGCTGACTTCTTCGCGGCATCAAGCTCAACCTGCTGCCGTGAAATGATCTCCTGCTGATCCTTCGTCTGCTGCTGAAGCTCATCGCGTTCGATCGTGCACTCTTTGCAGCTGAGCGCGTACTGGGCGCGATCGACCCGCTGGTCGCGCGTGAGCGTCGCGCTCGGAGCATCCGGCGGAGCTTTCGCAGGATTACCGCCAGGCTGAATCGGAGCCTGCATCGGCACAAGCTCGCGAATGATTTCAGGAGCCCGTGCCGGCTGAACGAACAATTGTTTGCGCTCACGCTCGAGCTCCGCGATCTGCGACGCAGCATCGTTCCGTGCCTCAGCGATGCGCTGCTCAATCTGAGCGATGTCCGACTTCTGTGTTTCGATTACCGCCTCGCGCCGAGCATCATCGCGCACATGATCGCGCCAGGCGGAACTTGCGACGAGCACGAGCACGCAGGCGACAGCGAAAACTGAAAGATACAGTTTGTGAATATTCATAACGATGAACCTTGCTGTGAATGAGGCTAAAAACCTGACGCGGATTGCGCGGATGGGACGCGGATTCACGCGGAAGTATTGGAAAGCTAAGAAAATCAATGATTTGTTGCCACTCCAATCGAAAGATCCGTGAAATCCGTGCGCGAAGCGTCCGTGCGATCCGTGTCGGGTTTTGCTGTTGCCTTTGCCGTTTAGGCTCGCGCTCGGGCAAGCCATCCACGCAGATATTGCCGGGACGATGGACGCTTCGCCGAAAGCTGTTGATAAAAATCCTCGGAGCTTTCGCGCAGATGAATCAGTAGCAGATCCGGATCGCATTGATTGATGGCAGCGAGCGTTTGTTCCCCAAGCACGCCATCTTCGTCGAGCGTAAACGTCGTGCTCCCATTCAGAGCGCGCTGACACAGCACGATCGCCTGCCTCGCGCCCATGTTGACCGACATGTCGAGTAGTTTGTCTGCGACGCGCTGATCTTCGATGTCATCGCCGCAGATCGGCTTCCAGTATTCGTATCGATAAATCTCGCGCGCAGTCCGCAATGCCGCCTCGGGAGGACCCGCATAGAAGTCGTGTCCCAGATTGGGATGGAACCGTTCGGCGATTCCGAAGCGAGTGCGTCCGCCCGAATCTTCGGTAACGACTCCGCTCAGATGCGGATCTTCGTTGCGGAGGACAAAAGCAAGCGCTTCGTCAAAGTTGGCCATGAAACAAGCTCCTGAGCTGCTAAGCGGCTAAGCTTCTAAGCGAAAACAAAATGTTTGTTGCCACAAGGCGCCTAGAAGGAACTTTGGCATCGACGATACGTCAAGGAGAGCGACAAGCCAGCTCCGAAGGAGCGGAATGTCTTAGCCCACGTGCGTAAGCCGTGGGTCGCAGATTTGCGGAGACGGAGCCCCGAAGGGGCGGCATTGATTGCGGTGTGCAGCACTAGAATGTCGCCCCTTCGGGGCTCAAGCCGTTTCTGTCGCCTCACCCACGGCTCACGCACGTGGGCTAAAACATTCCGGCCCTTCGGGCCTCGCTGCAATGAGTTGCTATACAAGGCTGCAGCACCCACTAGAATCTTTTCCTCTGCAGATCCCGCTCAATCGCATCAAGCGTGCGCTGCATTTGCGCGAGGCGCTGGTCGAGCATTCGGTCGCGGACTTCCTGTTCCGGACGCGGCACGACATCGCGATCAAAGCGCTGCTCCAACTTGCCTTGATTCTTCTCAACATCGGCCATACGTGCCGACAACGTGGCGAAGTTCGCCACCCATCCGCCGATGAGCACGAGCACCACGAGCAACGTGTGCGCGTTGGGTTTTGGCAAACGTGGAAGGATCGAATTTTTCTTGAGAGTCATTGATTGCTCCTGCGAAAACTAGGAAGAGCGAACACGAAGGTCACGAAGTTCCGCATGGAGGTCACGAAGGGTTCTCCGTGACCTTGCCGTTTACTTCGTGACCTTCGTGTTAACCTTGGGCCTTTACTGCGGTTCAACTTCGACCGTCACGTTCACCCCGCTGGCCTGCGTAGTGCAGCCGGAGGCGGTGTACTGCAACTGGATAGTGTCCCCGCTGGCAACCAAGAAGTTGGGATTCACGAGGCTGGTATTTCCTGCGCCGTTGGCGAGCGTCGCCACCGACGTATTCGAGCTTTGCGCCACGTCATGCACGAAGAACTGAATCGACGAAGAACAACCCGCAGGCGCTCCAGTTGCAATCCCGAAGATGCTGACGATCTTCACGGGCGCGCTGTTCGTCCATTGCGCGAAGGCGACGCCGGTATTATTGCTCGTGCTGGCGAGATAGGCAGTCCAGGGAATGCGAGGGTTCTTGGTCATGTTTCCATCGCCATTGATGTTCAGCGACGGAACTGCCAGCCCGCTCCCGCCGGTGAGCGTGAGCCCTTGTGCCGAAATGGGACCTTGGAACGTGGCTCCGCCGGTCGAGTCGGTACTGACAGGCGATGCGCCTGCGGCTCCGCCGACCGCGTCGTTGTAGCAGACGGTGTTGCTCGCTCCTGCGACCATCTGATCGGCGGCAACTGTCGCCAGGAGCTTTTCCGTTCCCGTGCTGGTCGATTCGTAAATCGCGTACTGCTGCGCCCCCGCAACAGGAACAGCGCAGGCCTGATTGACCGCGGAACTCGAGAGGGAAGCAGCCTGGCTGGCGCAACTCGTTTCCGATGATGCCGGACCTACGATTCCGGCAACCACACCAGCAATCTTGTAGAAGTAAGTCGTCGATCCCGAGCCAGAGAGCTTGCTGCACGTCGGCGATGACGGCGCGCCGATCGAGTTCACGAGGAGCTCGCCGAAAACGCGGTTCTTGCCCAGCACCGTTGTGTTGTTGCACTCAATCGAATCCGGATCGCCGCCGAAGTAAATCATGTCGGTATGGCAGCGCTGGCCTTGTCCGACGTTGAGCGTCCAGTCACGCTTCACCCACTGCGAGTGGCGGAAGTCGGGATACGTGAGTTGCAGGTTCTTGAAATTCGTAATTGGTGGATCGGGAACGTTGGACGAAACATCCGGCCCGTTCTGGACCAGATTGGGACCATTCGCCGCACCCGCCACATACCAATTCATGTTCAGGGGCGCCGTCGTCGCCGGCAGAGTCCCAAGCACGTTGGGCATGATGTTCTGGTCGCCTGCCAAGGAGATATTCGGACCGAAGTTCATGCCGCTGAAGTCGATGATTGTTCCACTCTTGATCGTGCTCGAAGTTGCCTGCCAGTTGATCTGCCCATGCAGAAAGATCGAGATGTTATCGACCGCCGATGTCTGCGCATCGCCGCAGAGGAAGCGATGTCCGGCTTCTGAGGTGTAGTGCTGCAGATCGAGCACGATTCCCAGATTGGTCCCGCTGTATGCCGTGTCGCCCAGCACGATGTCGCAATCCGAAGCGTTGGAAATATCGGCATCGCGCACGACCATATTTGCATTGGCTTTGATTCCGACCGCGCAGCCGTCGCACATGTAACGATCGAGCAACAGCTCGGCGGACTGGTTCGCGTACTGATAGAAGCCAATGTCTGTGCCAACGACCATGTTGTTCGTAAACATCATCTGGTCGTTGTTCGTATTCGGCTGATCGAAGAAGAAACCGTACTGGAATTGCGCGCACTGATTCAGCGTGAACGATCCGGTAAAGCACGCAGCAGCCTCCGGATCGCTGCCGTTTGCGCCGCCCGTGTACCAGGGACCAATGATGTTGTCGAGGAAGCGGTTGTACTGGTTGTTGTGATTGGTCGTCGCGCCGCCGGGCTGTTGTAGTCGAATCGCCGCGCGCTGTTTGTTGCCCGAAACGCTGAAGATATGAATACCTTTCAAGCTACTGAACTGCGCTCCGGCCATGTAGATCGCGTCAGTCGGGCTCGTGTAGTTCGTGTTCGCGAGAAAGAACCCGCAGCCTTGCTGCGCATTCGTTGAGCTCAGATTGCCGGGACCAGGCGATATCAGATCGATTGCTTTGTTCACGATGTTGATCGGGCCAGAGGTCATGTACAGCCGCCCGCAATAGACGGAAATGGGATTCAGTCCTTCATCGGTGTTCGGAGCCAGCGCCTGCAGCGCCGAGTTGATGTTCGCCGTGTCGTCTGATCCGTAGAGCATCGACAAGCTGCTCGCCGTTACCGAAGGCGCAATGTTGGTTGTTAGGCCGATCGTGGTTGCGTTCGTCACGCTGGCGATCGTTCCGGCGAGCGCCAGAGTCGGACCCGATGTGATCGTGATCGATGGCGTCCCCGTGCAGCCAGATCCGGCATAAACCACGGTGATCGAAGAAACGGTGTTCCCCGCCGCATAATTCGATCCAGAGAGGTTTACCTTGAGCTCCGGAGTGTAATTGCAAGTCAAACCACTCACCGTCGCAACCGGACGCGTGAGATACCCATTACCGGCGGCAGTTACGCTCGGCGTGGTGATCGCGCCACCCGAAAGCGTGGTCGTCGCCGTGGCTCCCGAGCCATTCGCGCGTGCTCCGAACAGAACGACGAGCTTTCCAAGATCGACACTAGTGAAGTTCGCGCCCGAGCATGTGACCGTGTAGCTGGATGCAGTCGCACTGCAAGCAGCGTTCAGATAAACGGCATCGCCCTTCGCAAAGTGATCGAGGTTCAGCCAGGGCGAGATCGGGATCCAGCGCGTCTGGGGATAGTTCTGCACGAAGACGCCGCGCTGCTTATCGCTCACCGACTGGAACGTGCCGTATGCCGCGCTCGAACTCAGCGCCGAGTACGCCGAGCTGCCAAATACATACGTTCCGCTGATGCTGCCGGTCACCGAGAGATTGCCATTCACGTTGAAGTTTCCCGGAGTGCTGATCGCTCCCGGAGCCGTGACCAGTCCCGGATACTGCGGCGCGTACTGATCCAAATTGAAATTCGCGCCCGAGAACGAAACCTGCGTATAGCGCAGCACAAGCTGTCCGGTGGCCGAGTCGGTGACAGTCACGCGATAGTAGATACCCTGCGGCTGCGTGTTCTGCGGATTGGGGACGAGCAGCGACGCCGACGATCCATTTGTGACCGGCACGCAGAACGGACGCGCCAGCACCTGTCCTCCTCCACCGACCTGAAAGCTAATGGGAATGTCGTTCTGATCGGTGCCGAGAAAGCACATGCTTCCCGCAGCCAGCTTCTGCTGGTTGAGATCGGTGAGGTTCGAGGCCGAGACGGTGGTCCAGTTCTGCGCGTCCGCGCAGAGAGAACCAATGAGTAATGTGCCGAGCAGAATAGTCGCTGTTTTCATTATGTGGACCAAACGAAAAAGGCCGCCGAAGCGGCCTTATCTCACTGACGTTTTTATTTCTTAGGAGACGGCGGAGGTGGCGGTGGAGGTGGAGGTGGAAGAGGCTTCGGTAAGGGCGGCCAATTCGTCCGACTGTCCTTCCAGAGTCTGTCGGTCACGCGGCTTGCAATCCATGATGGCTCAGGACATGGTTTTCCCATTTCAGCATGGCCCGCTTTTTGTACGGGAATGCCATTCCGCTCTTCGACAGCTCAGCGGCTCTTTCTTCCAATTGCCGGAGTCGCTGTGCCGCATCCTCGGAATACATATTTTCCCAAAGCGCTTTATACTCCGACGCAAGCCGATTCCACTTGAAATGCAGATCGGAACAATCCGCATAACGTTTCGCGTACTGCTTCACGAGCGACCAAAGACTCGCTCCTGCTGTGGCTATTGTGAGAACGGATTTGGCCCAAGTTGGGCCCAAGCCCCCAACCACCGTTGCCGCTGCTCCGGACGATGCGACAAGTGTGATCCAAGTAAGGCCCGTCTGAAACTGGGCGTAGGAGGTTCCGAGCTCGGCAAAATAATTAGCTCTGGTTTCGGCGGAGAGCCAGCCCTCCCACACGTCCTTTTGTTGAAGCTCTGACAGCATGATCACAGACATTATATTCTCCGCAAGCGCTCTCCTAAATTAGATGTTCAATCATTGGTAACTTTGTAAATGCATGAAAGCGAGCCACTTGCGTCCATGCAAGACGACGCAAAACCTAGAAGCTCGGTAACCTCATGCATTGGCCCGCTACTTCCATCAGGCGATCTTTGACGTCGAGCGTCGTATCCCCGCGCTTCACTCCATATTTCTGCAGCCTGATGGCATGATCGTGTGTGATCGGCTGATTGCGCGTCGGATCGGGCAGTGCCTCGACTCCTTCACGTGCGATAAACCGTTGCTCATGTCCGGAATCGGGAAACCGCGCCCAGCAGATCACGTCCCGCCCAGCGGGATCGATCTGGTGAGCGCACGCATGAAACGGCTCTTTTGAGGCTGCCGCATGAAAAACGCTAATCGGAAGAATGTAGTATCCGGAAATCATGAGTTTCTCGACGGCACGCGCAGCGTGTGAGTCCTGCGTGAGTAAGTGAAATCGCCTGTTGACGCCAATCCTGCCTGCGGGCACCATTATTGCGTCGATGCCCGACACCTATACGCTTGTATGCCTGCTCGTGATTGGTGGAATTGCTTTCGTGGCTTGGGTTAGTCCGAGCGCACGGAATGCTCTAATCAAGAGCTGGCTAATTCTGTACGGCATTCCCACCCCAGACGGCGAGCATCCGACAGGTCGGCGAATCAGCGCTCTGAGGTCGAAAGTCCTTGGCGCTGTGTGCGCGGTTATCGGTCTTGTAACTACTTACTACTTCATTTGGCGACCAATTGAGAACGCCACGGAGCACACCGGCGAACTTCATCAGGGAATATTCGCCCTATTCCTGCCTGCAGTTCTCCTATTTGGCGGCATCGTTCAGCTCGCTTTAGACCTTCGCGATGAGAAGTCGCTGAAGATTGGCGACAACGGGCACCTAGAGTTCACGCGCCGAGCGAGGATTGTTGAACTAGGTCTACTGCTTGCCGTCCTGGCGTGGTGCGTCGGATGGTATCTGTATGTTCGCTCGCGTGGCTTCGACGCTTACTTAGGAGATATTCCACTTCCGCGAGGCAGATAATTCTGAAATTGCCATTACGGCAATAACGCTGGTTTCAGGATGAATCACACCTTCCTTAATGTCCCACCAAGCCCGGTTGTCGTCGTCGATCCGCTGTTGGGAGTCGTCACTGCAATCGCTCCGTCAGACAACGGAATGCGATTCAATCCACCTTGCGCAACTGCCGCCGCTTGCGATCTGGATGTGATCGCGATTGCCGGCGATCCCACTCCGCCATCGACAAACTGCACCGCATCAAGCCCCAGCGAGTTCACGATCAGCGACTGATCGACATACGGATAAAAGTAATACGTCGTGTTCGCACTCAATCCCGAAACAGCCAGCAATCCGAACTCGGCGTAGCTCGGCGTGCCGTCGTCGCGGTAGAGTAGCAGCGAGCCGGAGCCGTTTGTGCCGTTCCAATAGAAGGTGATTCCGGTCGGCGTGGCGACTGCCGAGAAGATCGGCGGGAGCCATGTTGCCTGGCGGACGCCTCCGCCGAAGCTGCCGCTGATCGTGAACTGATACGCCGTTGCGTTCGCCAGCGACTGCTCCATCAACTCGAATTTGTTGAAGCTGGTGAACTTCAGATAAATCGTCTTGTCCACCAGCATGGGATCGAACTCATAGACGAACACCGCATCATCGAGCCGCAGAAACGCCGAGCCTGCGCTGTGCGCGCTGATCGGCGAGCCGAGGCTTCTCCGCCGCAGATACGTGAGGTTGTACTTGTTCGCGCCCGTGAGCGTGGCGGTCTCGTAGCTGATCAGCTCACCATCGACGTAGCACAGCGTGTGGTACTGGTCGGCGTCGGCCTGCGTGCCGCTGGTGAGCGTGCCGGCGCTCTGGCTCAGATCGACGGCGAGCGTGTTGGCCACGTCGGGATCGGCGCCGCTGGCGAGCAACGCAGTGAGCGTGCCCATGCGCGCCGAGCCATGAATCGACCCGATCTGGCGATAGCTGTTGCCGTCGATCGAGAGCCACACGTGGCATCCGCCCCAATTTGGGCCGCCGCTTACGCCCATCCACAGCTCGTAGGCGGTCGAGAGCGACATGCGGTTGTTCGCCTCGAAGACAATCGGCGCATTCACGCTGCCTGGATCGGCCTGCTGATTGGGCGCGAATCCCGCGCCGGAAGAATATGGATACGCGGTCGGCGTCGCCGTGCCCCAGGGAAAATCTTCGGCTTCAAAATCGAGCTCGCCGCTGTCGTTCTCTTTGATCGACGTGATCCGCACCGGATGCTTGCTCAATCCCAGATTGGAATCGGTGAGCGTGACCAGGTCCATGGGCTCGAGCAGGATGTACTGCCATCCCAGCGTGAAGCGATAGCTGTTGCCGCCCTCGATGTACACCGAGCGCAGCCGCTTGTGATTCGCGACCTTCTTCGCAACCATGGCGTCGGTAATAGCGTGCGCCTGGCGCGGCGTGCCCGACTTGAGGCCGTAGAGCGCGATGCTGGCATCGTCTTTGTCCTCGGCGATCTCGACGTTGTAGGAGTTCGCGCGATTCACGAACTCGATCTTCACGTCATTCACGGCGTCGGCGCGCGACTTGCGCGTGACCGTTACGGGATCGTCTTTACTCTTGCGGATGAAGTCGCGATCGCTCAGGTCATAGACGGGTGCCGTATCGGGAATGAAAGTGGCGCCGTTCGCAATCGTAGTCGTATCGCCATAGCTCTTCAGCTTCAGCACGCCTTCCGACCAGACTGCGGCGCCATTCGCCAGATCAGCGAGATCGTCGATGATCGCCGCTGCCGTCTGCTGCGCGTCGATTACCGGCGAGAAGAAAAATCCGTTGGCGATTGCATATGCAGAGAAATTCGAGTAGTCGCCGATCAGCGCACTCGGCCAGCCTGCGCCGTAGTACGGATTCGCGAGCAGATCGTTGATGATCGCGCCCGGCTCGGCATCGGTAATGCCGCCGCCGAATGGCAGAAGCCCGAGAACTTCATAGGTGTAGTTCGGCAGCGAGCCCGAGCTGCCCAGATCCATCGCAGATGCGGCGACGTAGGCGATGCCGTTGTAGCCAAGATCCTGCCCAAGACGATTCGACGTGAGATACGGCCACGGCGACTGCGGACGCGTGCCGGTGAACAGAGTCAGCGCAAGCTGCTGCAGAGGCTGTCCGTTGGAGTTCGAATTTGGGACAGCATAGATGTAGGTAATCGTGACCTGCTTGCTTGCATCAGCCGCGGAGAACGCGAACGTCGCAGTCGCAGGATTCAACGTGTACTGCCCCGCAGCAGGCGAACTCGCCACCAGCGACATCGGCGTGTTCTGCGTGCCCGCGAGCGTCACCGGGCCATCAGAGCCGAAATCATTCGCGACCACCGAATACGCATCTGCCCGCGCTACTCCGTAATGCGCAACGTAGTTCGCATGCTGCGCAACCTGATAACTCCCGCCGCCGGTCGGAACCGTGAAATTCTCCGAAGCCGCCAAGAGCAGCAGCGTGCCTTTCGTGTCCCAAACATTGCATAGCTGCTGAATCGGCCCTTCGCACAACGCAATCGCGACCGCAGCGGTGTACGTGTAACTCGTAGTGCGAGTCGTGCCGCCGCCGAGCCCTTTGCCGCCACTCGCCTGCTTCGAAGTCTGCGCGATCGGCGTGAAGTCTCCATACCAGATCAGCTTTCCCGAAATGCGATTTTGTCCATAGACGATCGGAATCGCCTGGCCGTAGGAGGCAGTCTGCACCCGCAGCGTGTGCAGCACTGTGGGCTGCTGGGCGACAGGACGCTTGGGGCTGAAGAGGCTCATCTTTTTGTGTTTGTCATTCCGAATGGCGCGCACTTTGCGCCGGAGGAATCCCTACGGACACCAAAGCTCTATTTCTTGGAGGAGATCCGCGAATGATCCGTCGATTTGATTGAGATTACCTTCGTGTCAGCGGTAGAAAGGCAGGATTGGCATTCGCACCCAGTCACAACTAGAGTTGTTGCTGTCTATCAGGAGCCCGTTCCTTGCCGGTCGAAAAATCAAGTCTGCCCCAAGGACACAGAAGTCGATGGCTCCTCTGGGGCTTTCTGATTGTTGGCCTCGTGGCAGTGCTTTGGGCCGCCTATGCCTTCCGAACTCGGACCGTTACCTATGAGATGACGTGGATCACCGGAAAAGACGCTGAGTTTACTAAGCTGGCGCCCTCCGTTGACAGAGAAGGCAACTACAAAGTCATGCTTCTTTTCCCCGAAAATCACGATTGTTACCTTTTCGCATACTCGAACGAATTCCTTGATTATTTGAAGTCCAGGAACGATAAAACCATTCCCGTCACACTACGATTGACTTACAGCTATGGACAACCCTTTTACTTTGAAGTAAAGCGACTGGGTGACTATGCAAAACCTGTCCATAATTTATTTATGGGCAGAACCGGTAACCCTCGCTGCTGGTAGTCGCCTTCCGCGACAGTTCTTCGAAGGCCGCTTGTGCTACGCAGAAGAGTCGACGCTTGCGTCCAACTAGCATTCCGTCGTTCTCTCCATCGGACAAAATCACTCCGTGCTGCACGACAGCATGAATAACGAGGGGTGAATCAAGCACGATCGCACCGTGACTCCAGGTCCGCCCGAAGTGGTATAGCACGAAATCACCCGGCTGCGGAGGTTCGTCGCTTCCGAGCTCTGAAGCTCGCTGTTGCACGATGTTGAGATAAATTTCTTGCGACCGATGCAGATGCCAATCGTGCGGATAGAACGGCACCTCCAGATCACCGATCAGTCCCGCCTCGCGATAAACCTCCAGCGGAAACATCGCGCAATCGACGCCCGCGCCTTTGATGCGGCCCATGTGGTGATACGGCGTGCCTAGCCATGAGCGGGCGATCTGGCAGATGCGCTCACGGGTGGACTGAATGGACGAAGTGGACGATATGGACTGTCCATGAAATCCACCGTGTCCACTAAGTCCACTCACAATGCGGTCTCCGGCACCGGCACATACGGGAATCCGCCAAAATTCGTGACATTCGAGAACTTTGCCGTACACGTCGCCTGCGTCTTGTCGCATCCCGGATAAATCGTGAACGTGTCGCCGATCGCCGGCGCTGTCGGCAGCGGCATGAAGAAGTACACCGTCCCGCCGGAGTTTGTGTAGGTCCTCACCGCGGCGACGTGGCCGTTGTTTGCGCCTGAGGTGAAGACGAGCTGGCCGTTGTCGAAGTAGCTGTCCGCTTGCGTGAGATTCGTGATCAGCTTGTTCACCGTGCTGCCCGCCTGCACGGTTCCATTCACGGCGAAGGCGGATTTGTTCAGCGCGCATCCGGCGTCGAAGAGCGTGTGCATGCACGTGGGCTGCAGGATGTTGCGCGGGAGCTGAATGTTCAGGTCTTCGACTTTGCTCTTGCAGGTGAACTTGGCCATGGTGCGCGAGAGCTGATCGAGATCGCCGATGTTGCCGACGAAGCGAATCACTGTCCCTTGCTGGTTGAGCGCCGAATCCATGAACAAACGACGCACCGTGATCTGCGCCTTGTCGAAGTCGCCGCGCGCGATCTTCTGCAGAATGGGCACACCGCCGATCAGGTCTGACGCACTGGCGTGAATCTCCAGGCTCAGAGTTCCAATTTTGGAAACACGGATTCCTTCTTCCACGGTTCCGCGTGTGAAGTTCGGCGGGCCAGAGAGATACGTCGTGCCGCCGACTTCGAGATTGCGATCGAATGTCGTGTAGTGCAGGGCGGTGCCGTCGGCGAGCGTGAGGTCGTAGAGCTCGGCCATTACCATTTCGGTATTGGCGGCGAGCCAGGCGATGAATGCGGGTGTGGCTGTCTTCATGGTCGGGCTTTCGGCTGTGGGCTATCGGCGTTCGGCCGGCAACCGGTTTGGGTGGGAACGACGAAAGCCTTGCTTGTCGAAATTCTCCGGGCCTTGTTATCCTGAGTCCGCCTCAGGCGGACGAAGGATCTCCCGCGATGTTTCGGATTTGATTGCTGCCAGTAAGGCTCCTTCACCAGCAACCCCAAGCTCATGGTCGAAGAGCCTTACCATCGGCATTGGCGACGTAAGCATCTCGGGAGGTCCTTCGCCCAAAGGCAGGGCTCAGGATGACAGGCGTTTGGAGTTTTCCGTGTGACATGAACGATGTAGGCAAACGCGCCCATGCATCAGACCCTCACCTCCACCAACTCCACCTTCTTGCACTCCCACAACAAATACATAAAATTCCCAAACTCCAACTCGTCCTGCGCGAAGCGCACACGCCAGAGCCATTGAAAATCCGCGGTAACTGCAGCGCCGCTCGCCGGAGGTGAAGCGAAGCTCACGATGCCGTTCGCAATCGTGTAGTCCACGCCTTGCGTTTTGCGAACGCCGGCGACGTAGACGGTTGCGCTCTGGCCTGCGGGATTCTGCACTTGCTCCAGATAGCCGCCGACGTTGCGCGCCAGTTGAAAGTCGGTCGTGCTGCCGTCGCCTGTGCCGATCGGCTGTCCCGAAATGGTCGACTCGAGCGGCTTGCGCGTGAGTTGGGCGAGATCGATGAGGAACGAATCGAAGGCGCCTTGCCGCGCGAGAAAGAAGCCGACTAGCTGCTGCAGCTCGGAGTATCCGTTGGCATCGACGTGCTGAGCATCATCGCGCAGGAACTCGTACGTGAGAGAAATCTTCCACAGCGGCGCGCTCCAGAACGCCGCGCGCACCTCGCGTCCGCTGGTCGCCTGCTGGATGCCGGTCGAGAACGTGGGAGTAAGCGTGTAGTCCCAGGCTAGGCCGCGGAGATCGGGGAATTGAACATTGGACATGAGGTTAATTCATTGCGGAAAGAGGCTGTCTAGATAGAATTGAACGGACTTGAAGAGCCTTAGCATCGGATACGTCGCAGCGGCCGCTATCATTTGTGTGGCACTTGTCGGCTCCACGGCAGCGCACGGGAATTTGACTGCAACGAGACCGATTTCATTAATTAGTGCAATCGCCAAAGGCGACTCACCTACAGCGTGCGATCACTCTCCTAACGTCTGGCATATTGTTCGCATTTTCGACTATCAGCCTCGGAGCAGAGCCTACATGGTTCTGTGGGAATTCTGCGCAGATGGTATCGGAGGCCAGCGTGTGCGTGTGACAGATGACACATTGAAAAAGTCCTTAGTTGAGTACCGCGACGATGAGATCCTGCGTGTCGAGAAGATTGATCTGCTCGGAAACCAGGCCTATGAGTTGCTAGTACTAACGGGTTCGGCCGGTACGGCTGACACGATTACCTGGCATCTTCTTAGTGAAGTAGATGGCGAGCTGCGTGAATGGAAATATCCAGACTACGACGTTCCAGCAAACAAACTTTTACGTGCCGATGAGGATTTCTGCTGCAAAGACTGGGGCTTTCACCTACGCGCAAACAGCATTCTTCTGTCGCGCGGAACTTATCGAAAGGGGGAAGCGAATTGCTGCCCGAGTCGCGGCGGAGTTCTTGTTGAGCTCAGTCCTGTGCGCAATGCACTAAAACTCACAAAGATCCAGCGAGTAAGCAAGGCGGAATACTATCGCTTGAGAACCCTCCCATTCTGCTGGCATTGTGTTCTAAGCACGCCCTAGATTCGAATAATCCCAATAGATTCCCGGCAACATCAGAATTTCCCGTGACGCCAAGCCCGTTTGATAACTCCTACCAGTGCGTCAGCGTGTTCATGTAATCGGTTCTCGAAACTCTTGGAGTCTGTGGCCGAGACTGAGAAGTTGATGTGCATGTTGTTTCCGCCAGTCTCGTCGTCGATCATCTGCGACAATCCTGACGACAAGCTCGCGGGCAGCACCATTTCGTTCTTGTGTACGAACGCCAGCGAATCATCCGGCACGATGCCGCCGGCAGCGAAGGCGTTCAGCGCTTCGAAGCCGAGGATGTTGCTGTATGCATCGGCGGCTACGGCGGGAGCCATCGACCATCCTACAATGGGAATGGCAGCGGCCGAGGCATAGGCCGCTGCGGCTCCTTCGGCTGCTGAGCTGCCGATGTTTGCCGCCGACGCCGTCTTCTGCGAGCCGATGCCGAAGACTTGCATGAACGTGTGCTGCGCCATCCATTGCGCGACCATGCGCTCGAGCATGCGCAGGAAGTCGGCCAGGATCTGGTCGAGGACGCGCGCGATGTTCTGCTGCAGTGTCCGCGAGCTGCTGCTCATCTGCGTGACCGTGTTCGCGAAGCCGCGATTCATAGTCGTGAAGACCGTGTTCCATTGCTGGCTCTGATCGCGAACGGTCGCGGCGGTGATCTTCTGGATCTCGGCGCTCGTCTGCTGGAACTGCTCGCGCATTTGTTGTGCAGCTTGAGAAGAGGCGTCGGTGGTTTGACGCAGGGATTGAAGCAGCGAGCTGTTGTCGAAGTTCATACGAAAACCGGAGAGGCGAACACGAAGGTCACGAAGGTGCGAAACCGGAGGTCACGGAGAACGTTTTTCGTGACCTCCGACGTTCAACCTTTGTGACCTTCGTGTTCGCTCTTCAATAGGTGCTTAATGGGTCCAGAAGCTTGAGTCGATACACTCCCGCCGGCACCTGCGACAGCACTCAGCAGATCTGCCGCAGCTCTCTTCTTGCGCAAAGGCCGCGCGCGCATCATCGCCGCAAGCAAGACATACGCCGGCGGGTGCTCGCTCCAGTACTCCAGCAGTTCGTTCGCCTGGCGTAGCGTGAGGAGTTCGATTTCGGGAATCGTCCAGCCGGTGGAGGTTGCGATGTAGCCGAAGAGATGTGGCCAGTCGGCGATCCGGCTTAGTCGGCCGCTGGCACGGGTTCCCCCGGAGAGGCAGCTTCGGAGCCACGAAGCTGCGAAGCCACGGAGCTTTGGCGTTTCAGTCCTGACGCTTCCAGCACGCGATCCAATACTTCGGTGAAGTTGTTGAGATCGAGCATCTCTTCGAGCTCCTCCAGCGCGACCTCCGGATGCAGCTTGCTGATGGAGGCGTGAATCACCGGAACCAGCGACAGCATCGAGCCGAATCCGTGCGCGATCTTCTGTTCCGCGCCTAGCAGCGCAGGCTCGAGCCGTCGCAGATCGCCAAGTGTCAACGGCGACAGATTAAACGTGCGGCCGTGTAGCGTAATTGAATTCATAGAGGTCTCCAGAAAAAGCAAAGGCAAAACACGACACGGATCCCACGGATGCTTCGCACACGGATTACACGGATGAATACGTAAATCTCGTTTGCAAATAACCACGGATCAGGCGCTTTATCCGTGTGAATCCGGGCCCGAAGGGTCCATGTGATCCGTGTCGTGTTTTGGTTTTGCCGTTATTCAGCCAAGTACAAATCCATCACCTGCCCACCCACATTCGCGAAGGCTTCGAAGTCGAACTCGGGCACTAGGAAGTCTTCGTTCTTTGTCGCCCAGGTGAGCTTTTCGGCGACGCAGGAATAAAGGAGCAGGTTCGCCTGCTTGCCGGCGTACTGCTCGTTGAGCAGGATCTGGAACGTCGGCGCGAATCCCATGAGCTGCTGACGGATGTTGAGCTGCACGCCTGCCGCGCTGGTGTAGCGATACGAGATGAGCACGGCGGCTCCGGCGTCCTCGGCGGCGAAGGTGTAGGTGCCGGCGCTGACCGAGTACTGCCCTTGCACCGGCGCGCTCGTGACTTTCACCAGCGGCAGTCCAGTGGCGGAGTAGCGCACGCCCCATTCATCGACGAACTGCGCTGAGTTCGTCACCGTGACTGTGTACGGCGACGATGCGGGCACGCTCTGCGCTTCGTCGAGCGAGGTTAGCTTTTGTCCGCTGGTCATCGCCTGTCCGAAGAAGAGATCGTTCACGTGTTTGCCGACGATCTGCGCGAACTTCGCTTTGCCGGCGATCTTGCACTTGCCGCGCGCGACGGCTTCGGCGTACTGGTTCTGCCCGTAGAGCTCTTTCAGCGAGCCCGAGATCTCCAGGCTGACGTCCTGCAGCGTGCCGAACTTGATGGGCGTAGGATTCGCCGCGAGGTTCCCACCAACGGGATATCCCCAGAGCGTGCCTGATCCGAATTGGAACATTTTCTTTCTCCTCGTTAAGGGCGTGGAGCGTGAAAGGTTTTCGCCGTTTCGGAATCCTCGACTGATTACGAATCGGGTGATCTGGTGATCGGGTCATCGGGTGATCTGAAGTCAAAATCAAAACGCTACGCGGATTGCGCGGATGCTTCGCCCGCGGATACATGCGTGATCGAATGTTTAGGTTTTCAATCACCCGATCACCCGATGACCCGATCACCCGATTTGCGATGCCGCGAATGAAATTCATGCCGTTGTCACGATTTCCACCGGCACCACCGCCATCGCCGCCGCTCCGTTCACGTTCTCGACGATGCGCGCGCTGCCTTGCAGACGGCAATGCGAGACCTTGCCGCCGAGTGTCTGCTTGCCGTCGGAGTTCGGCGGCGGCGCGAGCGCGGCTTCGACGGCGTCGAGCAGATCGTTCAACTCCTGAGATGGAACTGTTTGCTCGTCGCCTGACCCTTGCGTGTAGATCACGAGATCAACGGTCGCGATCCAGATGATCGGTTCGCCGTTGGCGTTGGTCTTCGCGCGCTCGCCGGTTTGGACCTGGAACAGTGCCGGACGCGATTCGGGCGAGACTTGCTCCGGCATTTGCCATCGGCGCGAGATAGTAGCGAACTTCGCGCCGAGCGTGGATTGCAGCGTGGCGAAGAGTGCAGAGTAGATTTGCTCGCGAGCGATGTTCATACTCTTTGCAACATCAAAATGCGAGGCCCGAAGGGCCGTTATGTATTAGCCCAAGTGCGTAAGCCGTGGGTGAGCGAGCGAAACGATTCGAGCCCTGAAAGGGCGGCATAGGTTTTTAACTCGGCATAGCTATGCCGCCCCTTCGGGGCTACCGTTTGGGAACGCTCTAACCCACGGCTTTACGCGCGTGGGCTAATCTACTCCGCTCCTTCGGAGCTGGCTCTCCAGTGCGATGAGGGCATTTCTCAACCCCCAGACTCTTGTGCTCCTATACAATCTGCCGAGTCGAAAGAGCATGGAACGCCTGAATCTCACAGCGAAATCGCTCCCGGCCAGTCAGTTTCCTGAGCCAGCACAAAACTATCTTTGTGACAACTGCGGCAGAGACATCACACGACATCTGCATGTGGGACAAGCGCACCTCCGGCGGCCGCTTGGCCCAGTTTGGTACACGTGCCGCTGTGGAAAGAAGTACATCTCCGGTGCTGTCGAATGGGATCAGCTCGCGGAAGGAGAGCGTAGAGCAGAAATTTCCGACATTGTTCTCTTCACGTTAATTTCGCTGCTGCCGGCTGCAATCGCAACGGCGATCGTGCTGTATGAAGTGAGAATTCACAATAACCGAGAACTACACGTCAGTCTTGGAATCGGAGCCGCAGTCGCATCCTTCCTCTTGCTGTGGCTCTTTGTCGTATTGGTTTTAGTGCCTCTGTTTCAAATTTGGGCATCGCTCGTAAGGACACGGCTGCGATGACTCGGTTGTAGGACTAAGGCCACTCTCTGTCCTCGACTTATACTTGGCTCACCTTGACGAAAAAGGAAACCAGAATCGTAATCATCGGAACTCTAGTGGCTCTTGTTGTTGCGCTCATCATCGTTTTCTTTCCAAAGTTCCAGTACGTTGACCAAAGACAAGCTATAGCAGTCGGAGACGCATACTATTCCAGACTGAAGCAGGGCGAAGTAGATGACGCTTTCGCGATGTATACCGATGGTTTTCTAAAGCAGGCAGGCGAAAAATGGCGAGAAGTTGTCACGCAACTCCAACAACAAGGTGGCAGCATACTGGATTTCCGGTTTGCTAGGTCCCGGATAGTTCCGTTTGTCGTTAGCAAATCAAACGCGCTTCCATGTGTCTTCGTTCAGTATGAGGTGACAAGAGAGAAGCTGGGTTCGGAAGACGGGTTGATCATCTGCCCTCATCAGCGCGCAGAGGCTTGGGCAATCGCAGGTCACGAAATTATTCGAAAAGATACCGGACAGCGCCTCTCAGCTGGGCTGACGTTTCAGGAGAAGACAATTATCCAGGTTCCTCGTTCAAGTTCGAAGTGATGTGCAGCTATGCCAATGATCTTCGAGTGTATTGATCGAGAGTCAGTAAGACGCTCTGCGGAAGCATATCTTTGCTGAAATTGATTGTGATTTGGCCATTGGCTGAGTTCGAATCTTCTCCAATGTGCGTCCTTTTCCTGTAAACGTACGCGAATCCTTCAATGGCCGCTTGCTGCAGATCGAGCGGCAACGTTGCGTATCCTGCCTGATAAACGAGCTGAACATTCTGAAATCCGCGTGTGAAGCGATATTGATATTGGCTGCTGTACGGGCCTAGCGAGTAGAAAGCGCTCGATCCGCCGCGCAGCATGATCTTGCGGGCATCGAAGACGAACCCGGCGCTCACCTGATCTACCGCAGCAGCAATCGAGACGCCGTTCACCATCACGCTGCTCACCGAGATCAGCGGAAAATTGCGCGGCAGGATGAAGAGCGCGTCGTTGCCGTCGCGATTCTCGGTGTACGAGGTCGCGATGAGGTGATCGCGATTCATCCAGCGCAGCATCTGCAGCGAGCCGCGCGTGATCAGGTTCTGCAGCAGCGCGTCTTCGGCGTTGGTCTGGATGTTGAGCCAGGCTTT